CAGGGAATAGAAAAAGAAGTCGCCCACAGAGAAGTGGGGAGTAGGACAGGATACCCGGTTCTGCTATGCTTGGACTTGAAGGGAGACGATATGTCAGAGATTTATGCTATGCCGCCTGAGACTCGAGCGGGCCTTTCGTTTGATTATTCTGTGTGGTCTGCCGGTAGCGTTATTACCATGGTTAATGTTCCTTTTGATAACACATACAGGGACATTGTTGACTGGAAATCGTATGGTCATACGCCCTATGCTTATGTTAAGTCGTTTAACAACCTTCATAAGGTTGAGATTAACCAGATGACTTATCTTGCTCAGGGCAAGCCGATTCGTATTCCTACGCCTTTCACTAAGGCGAATCAGTATAATTATGTGATGGTTGAGAATCCCGGGCGCCCGGTTAACAACATTGGTTTTGAAGGTTACACACCTAGCGTGTTTTTCTATTTCATCACCAGCATTGACTATATTGCACCGAACACCACGCAGTTGACGCTGCAACTTGATGTTTGGACAACATATTACCAGCGCATTAATTTCGGTCGTAGTTATCTAGAGCGTGGGCATATGGGTATTGCTGCAACCGATTCGTTTGATAATTATGGTAAGAATTGGTTGACTCAGCCTGAGGGTTTGGATATGGGTTCTGAGCACCAGATTATTCGGACTTACCGTCGAATGCTTGCTGACGTTAATAACTATGATTATGTTGTTATCGTTGCTTCAACTACTAAGTTAGATGAAATGCAGGGTTATGGCACCTCAGACAATCCCCGCGTAGATATGGCAACGTCCTCAAGAATTGAAGGATTACCTAATGGTGTTGAGATTTATGCTTGCACTGCGCAGGAATTCAAAAAGGGTATGACGGGTCTACGGTATTTCCCATGGGTTGCACAGGGGATTGGATCAATTACGATTGTTCCGAAAGATATTGTTGACTTGAGTGCTGGTGTTAAAATTAAAGTCGGGAAAGACACGGGTCAAGGAAACTGGACCTGGCTATCTGATGATAGTGTTTACATTAATCGCAACTATTCGTTGACTGACGCTAGTTTCAGGAATGAATTCCTTTCTCTACTTCCCAAAGAGTATCGGGAACTCAAGAAGTTTGTGACATCGCCCTACTGTATTGTTGAGTTAACGACGTATTCTGGTAACCCTGTTGAGTTTAGGCCCGAATCTATTCGCACTGCGGGAATTAACATTAACCAATATGCGCATGTTGCACCGCCTAATCCGTCTTTGTTTTTCACTATCCGTGACTATAACACAATTACAGAATCCGTGATTGTTGAGCGTCGCGCCGGTAAGGTGACAAACGAATATGGCGAAGGATGGGACATGTGCACTGGCTACACATCATTGCCCACATTTTCGGCTGTCAATAATTCATCGCTGAATGCGCTGGCTTCCTCAGCGCACACTGCGGCGGCTCAGGTGAATAATGCGAAGTGGCAGCAACAGCGTGCTCAGCGTGCTGCTAATTCTGCGCGTGACGTTGCTAATGCGGGTATTGCTGCGACTCAGGCTGGGGCTGAGAATTCTATGTGGGGTAATTCTGCTATGGCGGATTCTCAGTCGCGTTACAATAACATGAGGGCAACTGTACAGGCTACGCAAGGTGCCATGACTGCACTTGGCGGTGTTATGGGGCTGAATGGTTCGGCGGCTGGTGCTGGTATTGGTCAGGCGGCTACGGCTGGTGTTTCTGCGATGATTAATAATTCTCAGGCTCAGTCGACGGCGAATATTCAGAATCAGTTGGCTAGTGGTGCTTCACAGATTTCTCAGCAGCAGCAGAGAACTGTGCGGGATACTAACTATGAACTGGCTCAGTTTGCTGCTAATGGGGACTATGAGGCGGCTATTGCGTCGATTAATGGTCAACGTCAGGACATGCAGGTTATTCCGCCGTCGGTTGTTGGTCAGACGTCGGGGTATGTGTCTGCGATGGTGTCTAACGGCCTTGTGATTGATGCTAGAATTAGGAGTGTCTCACCGGCTGCGATGCGTAGTATTGGTGATTTTTGGCTTAGGTATGGGTACTTGATGAATACTTGGATTAAGTTCCCGAATACTCTTAGTCTCATGACTGAATTCACGTACTGGAAGATGGCTGAGTGCTACTTGGTTGATACGACTATTCCTGAGGGATTCAAGGCCAGTGTGCGGGGAATCTTTGAAAAGGGTGTTACTGTGTGGCGTTCTCCTCAGCGTATCGGTAACACAAATGTTCGCAACAATCGGATTGACAAGACGGTTAGGGTGACTCTTAGTGAGTAAAAAGGATTATGTGCTTAACGGCATTTACAAGAAAATTATGGCATCTCCCCCGTCTTCGTCGGAAGCACGGCAGTTGCAACTTGAGCACATGTACCGGCGACAGTTAATGGGCAAGTGTCTTTCTCGGTTTACCTGGGAGGGGTTGCCTAACGGGATTGATCCGCGCTTTATTGAAGCAACTATCTTCAATAACGGATACTCGGTTTTCTATTTCGACAGTTTCTTCGAATTGTTTATGTCAATGCCTGCAACCATTTCAGGTCCCTTAGACATTCAGGATAATCCCACGGGATATCGCATCACTCGAAACGGCGTCTATTCTCGTGAGGTGAGCGCAAGTGAGTCCGTCTGCATTTGGGGCAATCAGGTCCGTGAGCCTGAAATTGATGTTGTGCTTTCTTACGCTGCAAGGCTTGCTCAGATTGATAGAACAATTGAAATTGATTTGCTGAATGAGCGCAATCCCATGATTGTTGCTTGCTCTCAGGACCAACGCCTCACTATTCAGAATCTTATTTCTAAGATTTACGATGGTGAACCCGTTGTATGGGGAACTGAGAACATGAGTATGGATAATCTCGCTAATACAATTGGTGTGTTTCCGCTTAATCAGAATGCTGGTGCTGGGGCTGTTTCTTCAATCAAGCACATGGAGTCCAAGTCCAAGATTTGGGGTGAGGCACTTACGATGCTTGGAATTATGAATGTGAATTCTGAAAAGCGTGAGCGCATGGTGGTTGAGGAAGCGGCTGCTAATTCGGGGCAGGTGCTTGCGTCTCGTGAGTCGTTTATGAAGCCGCGCGAGTTGGCGTGCGAGCAAATTAATGAAAAGTTTGGGCTTAACGTGTCATGCTATTGGGCTGTGGACGACAATGCAGCACCGAACCTTAATGATTATCTTGCTAATTCAAATTTGACGACCTATGGGGGTGACGATGTCAGTAACAACGATAATGCTTCGTGATGTAGTTAAGTTAACCAATGACCACATTGGACTTGATGACTACCCGATTTTCGATGAAGCATATCGAAAGACTCTGAACGATCGAATTAAGAAGACATATTGGCTTCAAGAGATCGCACACGAGACAATTGATATCTTTGTCTGGCGGCTAAGCCTTAAGATGGAACTGATTATGCCCAGGTATAATCGAATGTATCTGGCCGAGCTGCAAAACACGGACCCGCTCGAGGGCAACCGCCACTACAGCGAGACCAGCCAGGACGGAAGGTCTCAGAACTCTGGGATCAACCACCAGACAGGTAGCGGCAGTGGCACCAACAAGTCTAAGGGGCGCACGGTGGGCTCGGATACCCCTCAGACGCGGCTTGCGGGCGATGGGGACTATGCTACGAGTATCAGCGACGCAAGTACGTCAGGTGACACTACGTCGCGTAACGAGTCGGATAGCACATCATCTTCAAGTAGCAACTACATCAATAATCAGCACTCGAATTCGTGGGGTTATTCGGGCTCTAAGGCCCGAGCGATTGCTGACTATCGGGGGACTCTACTTAATGTTGATGACCTGGTGATCGCAGAACTAAGTGATCTTTTCATGGGGCTATGGGACACAGACATGCCGCACACCCCTGGCGGACTAATTAATGGATACTCTTTCGGACTAGGACTTGGAGGATATTATGGCTACTGGTGATGACATTATTGGTTCAATCGACCAAGCACTTTGGCGTGTTCAGTCACGGTCGGTGAACAACATTACCCCGTTCACTTATCGCGACGGGCTTACGTATATTGACGTACTTGAGCGAATTCGTTCTAGCGTAATTGATGTTATTACGTTCACGAATTCCTTTGGCGAGGAACAGGATAAGATCATCGCCAAACTGAATGAGACGGTCACCAACTTCATTACTGAGGTTGAGAAGACTCACTCAGGTTGGAACAAGGAACTGGATACTAAGAAGACCGCACTTGAGTCGCTAATCGAAGACTTCAAGCGCCGCCTTATTGACGCCGAATTCCGTGAAGTTGACGGCAATTACATTGAAGCACCACTTAAGTCGCCTGCCGGTAAGCGGGTTACGCTTACAACTAAGGCGTGGGGAGACGCGCTAAAGGCCCAGAACACTCAGTTTCAAACAGAGATTCAGGGTAAACTGGACCAGCAGCGCAGGGACTTCGACAATCGTTTCCCGGCCTACTACACGAAGACTGAGGCTAACGATATCTTCCTCGAGGACCCTAAACTCACTGAGGGGGTAGTCATTGGTTCATCTAATGCGACTATTGAAGCAAGCCGTTGGACTGAGTCTCTTTGCCGTGAGTTAGGACTTAACCCTAACGTGTACGCAATTGGCGGGGGAGGCTTTACTTCAACGTCTGACAACAACTTTCTGACTCAGTTGGATAATGCCAAGCAGGGAATGTCCGAGGACAAGCGTCGCAGAACTAAATACCTGTTTGTGATCGACCTATTGAATGATATCCGGGCACAGAATTCCGTGGCTGATAAGGCGGCAACTTTCTTCCGGTTGGCTAGGCAATACTTCCCTAACGCTGATATTCGAGTTCTCCCGGTTATCTTCAATGAGTCGTCACTGAATGAATATGTTCAAATGGCACGGTCTTGTGTGTCTCGCACCTTCGAGGTGGTAAACTCTGGCAAGCCCTACGGCGCCGTCGTGTGCGAGGGCTCGCGCACCTGGGTTCACTGGGGAGACGAGCAAGCCAAGTCCTGGGACCAGGGGCCCGATAATGTGCACATGACCGCCGCGGGTTACACGCATGTCAAGGAACTGTTTAAGGTCTGGCTTAATGGCGGCTCGAGTTGGTTTAATCCCCCGTCCGCCCCGTTGCATCCTTTCTCAACTAGTGCCGTTGTTCACGACAACAACTATCTGGTGTGTGAGCGTGATAGAGATTGGGTAAACATTCAGGGTACCTTTAAGGTTGCTGGAAGCAATGCCGGATATGACACCAAGTTAATGGGGCTCCCAGGATGGGCTCGCCCATACGATGGGGTTATGTCCACAATTGTCGGGAATGACAGAACATACAAGTACATTTATGTTCCTAAGACAAACGGAATCTATGTTGGAGATATTCTCTCCGCTAACCAGACCTACCAGGTGAACATGACCTATAAGATCTGGTAGTTGCACTCGAATAGCCCGCCCCCCAAGAAATTGGGGGGGGGATTTGTTTTGGGGGATGACGGGCGTGGGATGCTACGGCTAAGAAAGTCGCTATTAAGGCGATCGGTCAGGTTGAGTCGTCTATGGATTACTCAGCGATCAATTACAATGACCCGATTACCGTTGGAATTGCGCAATGGTACGGAACGCGTGCGGCGGCTATTCTCAACCGAATGCGCGGCGCCCATTCTACGGAGTATGCAAGCGTCGATAGTGGTTTCAGGTCCCGGCTCGAGTCTGTCCCTGAATCCGATTCGTCCTGGAACACCTATTACCTGTCTCGCCCTGTAGGTGATAGTCTCAAGCCGTTGCTTAATGCGAGCAAGGATATTCAGGGTGACCAGATTGTCAAGGACCTTGAGAACTATTTCAGTGTTGCTAAGCAGTATGGCATTAATCCTGACACGGACACGGACGCCTTTATTCTTTGGTGCGTCGCGTATCACCAGGGCCCGCGCTATGCGTTTCAGGTTGCAAATCATTATAGTGGTGGGGGCCTTGATGAGATGTATTCTGACATCATGGCTAACGGGGTACTTGGTCGGTATAGTAATCGGTATACTCAAGCGAAAAACATTATTGCTGGCAAAGACACTAGTGGTGTAGGTGAAGGTGGAATTAGTGCAAACACTCCCGGTAATGGTGGCAGTGTTGGGCAGAATTCTCAGTCAGTGAATGTGTCTGGCGGAAAACTAATTATTACTGCCGACGACTCGGGTATCCTTACCCTGCGATCGAAATTTGGTAATTATCAAATGTTTTCGCGGGGGCACAATCTTTGGGAAGTAAACCTAAAAGAAATTCAAGAGAAAATCGTCGGACAAAACCCTCAAGCCAACACCGGAAATGGTGGCGGCGGAGGTGGCGGAACCCCCGCCCCTGGTGGCTCCGGTAAGGGCGCAGCTGCATTAGCATGGGTAATGGCTCGATTGGGCAAATTCGCCTACTGCCAGTGCCCCGGCCGCCAAGACCCCGACAACTCAGGCATCACAGACTGTAGCGGCCTCATGTACGCTGCCTACAAGGCCACCAGCGGCACGTTCGTGGGCACTTGGACGGGTGACCAGTACTTCCGTGGGGTCGAACCATTTCCTCGCCGTGGCGGGGCTATGACGGCCGCTGAACGGTCCCAGTTGCGGCCCGGAGACATGATCGTTATGGCATGGAAGTCGACGGGTAGTTATTACCCTGAGACGGATCACGTTGAAATGGTGGTAGACTCAAATACTCTGGTGGGCCACGGCGGCAATCCCCATTATGGTCCAGTAACTAAATCTATTGATATTCTTGCTGGCACTCGCTGGTGGACTGTAAGGCGACACGAATGAAAAAGAAATTTTCCTACTATAGTTTCTCTAGGGTGCTCTCATATGCGGGAGTATTTAATATGGTTATGGGCGCTCGCGGTCTTGGAAAGACCTATGGGGCTAAGAAAATCGTTATCAAGAATGCCATTAACAAAGGACAACAATTCATCTACCTTCGTCGCTACAAAACTGAACTCAAGGGGCGTAACAGTTTCTTTGCCGACATTCAACACGAATTTCCTGATGAGGAATTCCGTGTCGAAGGACAGTATGCTCAGCGTAAGGTCGGTAAGAAATGGGAGACTATTGGATATTTCATTCCACTGTCTACTGCGCAAGCAAATAAATCTATTGCGTATCCGAACGTTTACACAATCATTTTTGATGAATTCATCATTGATAAAGGTTCGCTGCGCTATCTTCCTGATGAGGCTAAGGTCTTTATGGACTTTTATTCCACAGTAGACCGATATCAAGACCGTGTGCGTTGCCTTATGCTTTCCAATGCTGTCAGCATTATGAACCCCTATTTTATTCGATTTCACATTGAGCCAAAAGAAGGAATTAGTCGTCACGCCGATGGGTTTATCGTCACCGATTTCGTGAACAGCGAACAATTTCAGTCCGAAGTTGCACACACCCGGTTCGGTTCATTCATCACGAACTATGCTGAGGACTATGCCGACTATTCCATCTCAAACAAATTCGCCGATAACTATGACGACTTCGTCATGAAAAAGACCGGAAAAGCCAAATACGCATTCTCCCTCCGTTGCCCCGACGGAGAGGTGTCAGTGTGGATCGACGGCGGAACATGGTTCGCCCAGCGCCGCCAGCCCCGCGGGGATAGGGTAAGATGGGCCTATAAGGTCACGGACCTGAGGGAGGGGGAGCGGCTACTCATGTACGGCGATAAAGTGCTTTCAATCATGAGAAGCACATATAGAAAAGGTCGACTCTTCTCCGACTCACCCGAAACCAGAAACATGTTCGCTGAAATCTTTGTCCGATGATACACATTAATCCCACCACAATTGACGTCGCCCTAATTCTCGGCGTCATATCTCTATTAACAATCGTTGGGCGTTTCATCTACCGGGCCACGCGCTTTATGGATCACTTATCCACAATGCTGAATGCGTGGGATGGGAAAGATGGAATGCCCAGCGTGCTGGACCGGCTTGAAGATATTGAAGAGAAACTGAAAGATGTTCAGTATCACGTCAAGCCAAATCACGGCGGCTCAAGCGTAGACGCGCAAAACCGTCAACTCAAAGAAATCATTTCCTACCTTAGGGAGAAAAACAATGGGTGAACACGAGTCCCCCAAGCCCCCCTTCATCCCCGACGCATATCGAGTCTGGCTCTATGTTGTTAGCGCTGGAATTCTCGCGTGCCTTGGAGTTTGGGGCATTCTTGATGGTGACAAGATTAGTGCACTCAATTTCCTTTTCGCCGCAATCTTCGGAATTGCCAGCAATAACGTTCCCCGCGGAAAGGCGTCGTAATGGTAACCCGCGCAAACATTATCGCCGCCGCTCAGGCGGAAATCGGATATTCCCGATGGGCCGATGATGAGGCAGGCAGCAAGTATGGTCGATGGTATGCCCAGGTAACCGGATCACCCAGTTTCGGGGCCTCCGGAGTCCCCTACTGCGACATGTTCGTGTCCTACGTGCTTTCCAAGGTAGGAATCAACTGGGTCAGTGCCTACGTCCCCGGGCGTGAAACCCAGGCTCGTCAACGCGGCGTCCTCATCGACAAATGGGACGTGCGTCCCGGCGACCTCATGACATTCGATTTCGACGGGGTTGGAGTTGCCCAACACATTGGAATTGTGGAACAGCCTCCAAGTTCCGCTGGTGTTTTCTATAGCATTGACGGAAATACCACTTGGGGAATCGGTGGCTCGCAGGACAATGGTGGTGTAGTTGCCCGCCGCGAGCGCCATATGGATGAGGCTCGCTATGGAATTCGTGTAATCGATGACAATTCCGCTATTTCCAGTGGCGGCAACATTGTTGAGATTCAGCGAATTCTCGGTGCTGTACAGGACAACATTCTCGGGACCGATACCGAGAAGCGAATGTGCGCAGTAATCAAGGCCAGCAACTGGGGCGGACGAGAGTTCCCCTGGGGCGTCGCCTACACCCAGAGC